ATTTTAAGAGAAAAGTATATGCCAGGAATATCCGAAATATTGAGTAATGACGACTTTTCTCGAATAGTCAGTGATTTATGTGTAGATACCATAGAAGATAGAGACCCCAAAGAATATTTGGAGGAATATAACGGAGAACGCCGCCGTCGTAAAACTTCAGTAGGTTTCCGTGAACCTAAAAAAGTGGCTGTATATTCAGATAAAGAGTTTGAAATAGACCCAAATACTGGCGAAGAAAAACCAAAACGTTTGGAAGATAAGACTGTTCCGGTTGCTAAGATTGTAACTAATATCCCAAAGAAGATAGTACGTACAGCAGCTGCTTTTTTGTTCGGTGGGGATATGACTGTATCGGCAGATAATATGGATGATGATAGCTTGCAAGACTTCAAGCAGGTATTTGTTCGTAGGCTTAAGATGAAATCAGTCTTTATGAGATTTGCTCGTATTGTACTATCTGAAACCAAAGGGGCGATTGTCTTTTATCCTGTAACGAAAAGCAATATTAAGGGAACGGATAAGGATGGAAATCCTATCTTTAAAAAAGAAGTCGTATTAAAAGCCAAGATATTATCAACACCAAAGGATGATAATGTAACCAATGAATTTTACCCGCATTTTGACGATGATGATGATATGGATGGCTTCATTCATAAATACACAGCTATGGTTAGTAGCAGAAGTTGTGAATGCGTGAAGATTTATACCGCTAATGAGATTATAACCGGAATCAATGATGGGCAGTGGGTTATAACAAAGGATAAGAATCTATTTGGGAAAATACCAGTTGTTTATGCAGAGGTAGACCAACCGGATTGGGAAGATATAGCAGTTCTTATGGATGCGTATGAAATGCGCCTTTCTCGAATGTCAGATACTAATGACTATTTTGGAGACCCTATGTTGAAGACTTACGGCCAGACCAATTTACCTTCAAAGGAAACGGTGGGAAAGGAGTTGAATTTCTCCATGGAAGTGGACCCGGATACCGGAACTGCTTATCATGGTGATGCAGAATATTTATCCTGGCAGCAGTCTATTGATTCTCAGAAAGAGGAAATCGCAAACGAAAGGCATGAGATATTTTCCGGTGCTTCTTGCCCTGACCTCTCCTTTGACAACCTTATCGGTATAGGTGATTTATCCGGAGTGGCTCGTGAGTTTATGACTATTGACGCAAAGATAAAAGCTACGGAACAGATGGAAATATTCGGTCCGGTGGTACAGCGTTGTGTGGCAATCGTGCAGGCTGGTATGGCTCGTATTTCCCATATCAAAAACGCTGACGCAATAGAGGGAAATTATTTCGAGGTGAAGTTTGGTTCAATCTTGCCCAAGAACCTTACGGAAATTTTGCAGAACTTGGCTATTGCAAACGGTAATAAGCCTATCAATTCGCAAGAGACTATCACAGCAGAATCTCCTTATACAAAGAATGCTAAACAAGAGACTGCAACCATGAAGAAAGAAGAAAAAGAAATGGCACAAAACAGCAATCCTTTTGGTGGTACATTTCCTGTTAATCCGGATGAATGATGAAACGTAAAGGGCTTTCCTTTTATGATAGTCAGCATTTGCAAAAAATGTTGGTGCAGCAAAATGACATAACGGCTATTTTTAATCGTTTTATTGCTGCTATTTCCCCTTATCTTCAACAATGGGCAGATAAGGGGAAAGATAGTGTATGGGTAAGAAACCAGTCAATAGAAAAACGTATTGATAGGGAGTTGGTAAAGTTACAATCCGACCTACTTGCCAATATTACTCAATTCCAAATGGACGCATGGAAACGTTCTGAACTAAAGAATGATGATTTTATCTCAAGGTATATTGAGGGATTGGCTATCAGTGCAGCTATAAAAGAAGGGCTGTTTGCTCATAATGCCAAAGCTATGTTGCAGCTAAAAAAAGGTATGGATATTAGGGGAAATGCCTTATCTGATCGTGTGTGGAATATTACGGAGCTGGCAAAAGAGCAACTGGAGTATTATCTTGCATCCGGAGTATCGGTAGGCCGTAATGCCGGGCAGATAGGCCGGGATGTGCGCCAACTTCTTAAAGAACCGAACAAATGTTTTAGGCGTGTGCGTGATGCAAATGGGAAATTGATTTTATCTCAGCCTATGAAGAACTATCATCCGGGCCAAGGTGTGTACCGTAGTGCAAGTATGAACGCATTGCGATTGTCCTCTACGACAACCAATATGGCTTATCGTGCAGCAGATTATGAACGATGGAATGGGCAGGACTTTGTTTTGGGCATAGAGATAAGACGGTCTGATAGTAATCGCGGATCGTGTACCCTTTGTGATTCGATGGTTGGCAAATATCCGAAAACATTTAAATTCACAGGGTTTCATCCGTTTTGCATTTGTTATGCGACTCCAATAGTTATGGAACCGGAAGATTTGGCTGAGTATCTGGTAAATGATACGATATCGGAAGAACTTGTTGTGAAAGATATACCTCAATCGGCTAAAGTTTGGGTAAACAAGAACTTTGAAAGGGCTAAAGGATGGAGCAATGAACCCTATTTTATTCGTGATAATCGGCAGTTCTTTGGAGAGTTGAAAACCAATATTTATACATTGGAAGAAAAGAAGTTTACCCGTACAAGAAGCACATCTGTATCAATGCAGCGTGCTATTGATTTTCTTTCAAAGGAATATCCGAATATTTCTAATACAAGGTTGGCCGCTATACATCATTATACTAAAGCCGGAGGCAACTATCGACAGTTAAATAAGCAGTTATATAATGACAATCTTAGCGAGTTTAATAAAGCTGCCGCAACACTAATTCGTGAAGGGTTGAATTTATCGCCAACATTTAAAGGCATTACGTATCGTGGTACTATAATAAAGCGAAAGGAATACGAAGCTTTGTATAAGGATAAAAAAGAGGTTTCTCACAAGATATTTACATCATGTAGCAAATCTCCGGAAATAGCTGATATGTTTGCGAGTTATCGCCCTTTGAAAAGAAATGAAGTGAGCATAGTTTTTACGATTCAGGGTAAAAATGGAAAGGATATATCGAAAATCTCGGAATTTAACGGTAAATTTGTAGAGATGAACCAATACGAGGTTCTCTTTACAACTGATACAAGATTTGAGGTCGTCTCAATATTGGAGTTGGAAGATGAGATTAATATTGAATTGAAAGAATTATGACAGATAAAGTTAAAGTACCGGAAGTTACAGATGAGCTTCGCCGGTATTGGAAAGAAAGATCGGAAAGAATTCTCAGAAATTACGAAGCAGGAAAGTATGATGAGAATAACAAAGCAATGATGGCTTCCGTAAGTTGGGCAAGGTTAAGCATGGAGGAAAAGGAAGAGGGATATAAAAAGTATTACTTTATGTTTGACCGCTGGCAGGCGGAAGCTGATGCCATGTGTGGATATGATGAAGACGATAAAGATTAGTATTTAAAGTTTATTTGAATATAGGCTATCCGGGTGCGGGTAGCCTTTTTTTATGGTAAAAATCTTGCTCCAATATATTTTAAAGCAAAAAGACTATGGAAATTTTAGTTGCGATTAAAAAAGCTTTAAAGAAAGCAGGTATTCCAGAGAAATATGCTGCAAAAGTAAAAGCCTTGTTTAATATTGAGAGCGAGGAAAATCTGGAAAACTATGTCTCTCTTTTTAAGGATAATATTCTTCCGGATTTGGAAGCAAGCGAGCAGAACAATCAGAATGTTATCAATAATGCTATTGCTGAATATGAAAAGAAGCATGGTCTGAAGGATGGCAAGCCTATAGAGGGAAAGGTCAAAAAAGGGAAGAAAAACAAAATGGTCGTTGACGACGATGATGTAGATGATGATTTGGATGATCTTCCGCCTGCTTTCAAGAAGATGCTTCAAGCCCAGCAAAAGCAAATCCAGACCTTAACGGATAATATTTCCACTTTAACAAAAACCGTTTCCGATTCCGATAAAAACGCGTCTGCTAAGGCATTGTTTGATACAGCCAAGTTGCCGGAAAAATGGTTTAAGCGTATTGATGTAAATTCCGAAACAACTGTAGAAGACCAAATTAAGGAGCTTCAAGAAGAATATAAGGAAATTCGCCAAAGCGCAATATCCGATGAAGTGGATGCAGGCAATTATCGCCCGTATGTAGCACAGCCAAAAGACCGGACAGAAAAGGAATGGTTGGAAATCATGAATAAAGATGAGGGTACTGGGGATTCCAACGGGGTTGCCAGTCTCGGTATTGATTAATAATTAATCCATTGTAGCTATGTTTTTTAAGAAAGAAAAAGAATTTCAGTACCATCCTGCGGTCATAAAAATGCTCGAGGATGTTGTCGGTGGTGGTACCATTGTTCGCGCTGATTTAAGAACTGCGATTTTTGATGGTATGCCATTGGACGAATTGCCGCCATATTGTGTTGTCGGCAAAGATGAAAATGGAGGGTATCGTGTAATCAAGACTGCTTTGGTTACAGAAGCTTTGGAAGCAGAGGGAACGACTGTGAAAGTCAATAAAAGCCATCTGTTTGCTGTTGGGGATTTTGTTACTATTGGAGGGGATTTGAAAGGTGCATCCGATAGGATTACAGCCATAGACAAGAGTAATGCCGGATATGATGTTATTACTCTTGAAGCCAAGATTGGCGCAGCAAAGGTAGATCAAGTATTGGTCGGGGTAAAAGAGAAGACTACGGCAGGAAAAGCAACCCTTGTTACAAGTTCATCTGAGTTGGTGATAACCTTGTCAAAAGTAGATTTGACTGTTGCTAACCAATCATGCGGCTTAATGGTGCGTGGAACCATTAGTGAAGGTAATATGCCCTTCCCTATCGATGCAGGCTTGAAGGCTTTGATGCCGTTAATCAGATTCGTAAACAAGAAATCATAATTGATTTATGGAAAGAAGTTTAATTAAACAAGTAAACAAGAAAAACATGAGCGCCCGTTTAAACTCGCGCCATGTAAAACCAATGTATTACCCTAATTTCTTTACTCCCAAAAGAGTTACAAGCTTGAAATGGGAAACATTGGTTGGAGAGAAAGGTGCTCCGGTAATTGCCGATGTCGTTTCTTTTGATTCTTCCGCTCCGGAGAAGACGCGGGAAGTAATCAGCAAAATGTCCGGTGATATTCCCAAAATAGCCGTAAAGCGTGGCATGAACGAAAGCGACTATCAGGAATATAAGAATCTGGAACGTGATGCTCAAGGAGATGCAGAGCAAATGGAGTTGCTGAATCTTTCTTTCAAAGATCAGGATTTTGTGTATAATGCAGTGCGTGGTCGTATGGAGTGGTGGGCCATGCAGTATATGAGCCGTGCAGGTTTCAACTTGTCAGCAAAGAATAATAATGGCATTGTAACCACTGAATTTGTAGGTTGTGGTATGTCGGCAGATAACAGAAAGAAATCTTCTGCAGACTGGGCTGATGCTGCAAAAGCTGACGGTTTGCAAGATATTGAAGATGTCCTTTCTGCAGCAAGTGCCAAGGGGGTAAGTCTGCGATACATCATTATGCTGACATCTGATTTCACTTTATTGAAGAAGCAGAAATCAACTTTGGATAAGATTAAGGGCTGGATTAACCAGACATCGAAACTCGTTATCACCAAGAAGGTTATTAACGAGTATTTGGCTGAACAAGAATATCCGTCACAGATTATCACTATCAATCCGGCTGTGCGTATTGAAGATGCAAACCACAAACGTACTACTGTTTGCCCATGGAAGAAGCATCGTATTTGCTTCCTTGAGGATTTGAATGTTGGTAATATCCAGCACGGTCCTATCATGGCTGAAAATTCGGAGTCTTTGAAGAAGAAAGCAATCATGGTAAAGAAAGACTTTATCTTGGTTACAAAATTCTCTACTGAAGAGCCGTTCAAGGAGTGGACCAAGGCTGAAGCTAATGCAATTCCTGTAGTCAATGACCCGGAAGCTATGTATATCTTGCAGGCTGACGGTAAGGAATGGCCGTCAGACGAAGCAACAGAAGGTACGGATAATATTCCTGCTAAGTTCTTGGGTCAGGAAGTGGATGATGAAAACTTAGAACCGGGTGACGAAGAATAATACAGTTATGGCAACAATCAGAGAAACGATACTGGAATATCCCTCTATTGGAGATATGGAAGGCTTCTTGGAAAAGGTAGTATTTGTAAAGCGTGGTATTAATCCCGAAGAACAATGTACTACTGATAATATAAAGCAAGTTGGTCTATGTGTCGCTGATACGTATGCCATGCTGATAAATTCTCCGGATTTCACGGAAAACAAGTTATCTATCTCTCATCCCCGCTCTTACTATATACAGACTGCAAAGCAGTTATATATTGAGAACGGGGAGCTTGAAAAGGCTGCTAAATTAGGAAAGAAAATCATTATTAGGGGAAGGGCAAGGAACGCATGGTAACCAGATATCCTCATACTGCCTTGATAACTTATGAAATTGGCGGAAAATTAGTCAATGGTGAGTGGGTTGATGGAGAAACAAAAACTCTGTCAGTAAAGGGAAGATATGATTCCGTTAGTGATGGGCGTATAGTTATGAAGAAAAACAGCCTTGGCGACGAAAAGCAAGTACATGGCTATTTCTATACTAAAGTCCGTCCTGATATTGATGTTAAATATTTGCGTTTACAAGTTCCTTCTCTTAATGTTGATGTGGATATAATTTGCTGGGAACCGTATCAATCCCATTCAATTATAAATGTATGAAATCAGGACTGACGCCTTTGTTTTCGGATGCGGATATAGACCGCTGGTTTGACAAATTCCAAGAACGGGCAGAAGAAAGTATTTTTAAATTACTTTCTGCTGCCGGAGAAAAATTTGTGGAAGTGGCCCGTAAATCGGGTAACTATACAGACCGCACAGGCAATCTTCGTTCTTCTGTAGGCTATATAATAGCTATGGATGGAGAAACCGTTTCTGAAAACTTTGAGAAAAGCGGTAAAGGGAATGACGGTGATACTGGTATTTCCAAAGCCAGACAGTTGGCCGAAGATATTTCTTTGGCTTATCAAGGCAGTTACGTACTGATTGGTGTTGCCGGTATGGAATATGCGGTTCATGTTGAAGCCAAAGGAAAAGATGTGGCTACTACGGGATATATCCAATGTCAGGAGTATTTGCGTAAGGCATTGATTAGGGTATTTGAAAAAATCTAGTTTATGGATGAATTTGATGTAATAGATTTCGTATATGAAGCGATAGAAGCTGCCGGTACTGGAATTGCCATATATAAAGACAAATCTGAGGCCGGTGTTAAGGACGAACATATCGTAATTAATCATCTATCATTAACGGAGTTGGATTTCATTAATAAAATCCCTGTAAATGTGAATGTGTTTGTTCCTTTGAAGCATAATGGAATGTATCAGCGTCAACGTATGAAAGAGTTAAAACGTATGGTGCGTAAGGCTCTTGCTTCGATAAATAGTGATGATGGCAATTGTAGAGAAATAGAGGATTTCCTAAGTATTCCGATACCGGATTTAAAAGAGGGATTTATGTGTACTAATATTCGATTTAATGTAAAAGTGGATAATTGATTATGGCAGAAACAAAAACGGTAAGGCCTATTGCTATGGGCGTAGGCGCGATTAGAATTGCAGATGTTGGTGATGGAGTGCCGGGAACGGATTTTACCACACTTCCCTTACCCACCAAAAGTAGTGTTGCTTTCAACTTTGCAGACCCTAAGGAAGTGAAGATAGACATTGAAGGCAGTACCGAACCCTTATATGTGGAATTTGTAAAAGATACCACTGATTATATTGAGTTCTCTATTCCTACTCCAAGTAATGATACAATAGCATTGCTTGCCGGTGGAAGCGTTGATAAAGGGGAAGAATTATCTCCAAAGGATGTTTGGAATAAGCCTACGGATATTCCGTCTATCAATAAGACATTCCAATGTGAGACATTGCCTAAAAAGGGGAAGAAAGTGCTCTATACGGTGGTTAATGGTAAGATTGTGGCTAAGATTTCACAGGCTCCGGGCGCAGAACAGGCAGAATTGTTATTGGTTCGTGTGTATGTACAAGCAGCTATTACAGAAACAGGAGAAACCAAAACAGCCTTTATGCGTGAAGTTGCTGATGCGGCGCCTAAAGCTAAGGCGGCCAAAGCTGCATCCAAGTAAATAACTATGGTTCTATATAGCTCAGTCGGTAGAGCGCATTATATAATGAGGTCGGCGGTTCGAGTCCGCCTATAGAAACAAACTTTTGATGGATAGGGGCGAAACGATTCTGTAATAGTCGCGAATATTATGGAATTTTCTCGGAAGTACAACGGGATAGCCCCTTTGGATAAATTTATGAGCGTAAAGAATTTGTTTAAATTGGAGTCAGCTTCCATAACGGAGCAACCAGTCAAGATACCATTTGATTTTAACGAGAAAAAATCTATTCCGGCAGGAAAGGAAGTCGGGGATAGTATAGTCATATGTCCGATAACAGTTAGAACATGGTTTAAGTTGCGACCTCTTTTGCTTGAAATAGAACCGGCGGACCTTGATAAGATGATTGTCAAGTCTGATGAGCCGACTAGTGATTTTCCGGTTATGATGGATAAGTATGGAGAGTTGCTTCTTGATATTGTATGTTTGGGCATTCATAATAAGCCGTCGGAGCCACCGGCATGGTTTCGCAATGTTCTTATGGATAATTCCACATGGGAAGATATACGAATACTTCTCAATGCCATATTCTTTAGAATAGGTTACTTCCCTTTTTGCGACTCTATCACGATGCTTCAGAACGTGAGCCCATTGGGAGAGACGGAGATAATAGCCGCTCAGAAGAATCTGCAAAGTTGGCAGGATACAGTCAAGCAAGATTCTTAGTTATAGTGCATGATTCGTTAGGATTGACTTATAGGGAAACAATGGAAAGCAGTTATTCCTTGATTGAAATAATGATGCAGGAATATGCTTCTGTGATGAAAGAAAGAAACCGGACTGTTGATGAAGATGGAGAAACCGAAGGCGTGGATTATGAATGGGTTGAGTTACCTAGTTTTGATGATCCGACAAAAACAATTCGGATGAAGCGGTACTATGATATTGAAGGCGCAAAAGCGAAATAATGCCTGTTTTTATATATTACAATGTTGAAACATTGTTTCATGTCTTGTTTTAGAGGTTGATGCCCCATGTCTGTGAAGATATGGGGCTTTCTTATATTTTAAAAATAAATGAATTATGGGTATTCAGAATAAAGATGGTGCATTATATTTTGCTACAGGCATAGATAATACCGGACTTTATAAGAGCCGTCGGGAAGCTATTGGTATAATAAAGGCGATGGCTGATGAAATTACATCGTTTGATGTGTTCGGAGGTATCGGTATCAGTGCAGGGATAGCCTTTGCTCGTGCGGCCAAAGGAGCATACGATTTTGAAAAACGTTTTCAGAAAGCCATGCTTGAAGTTGCTACTCTTTCTAAAGAAGTAGACAGTAGTTTGACAGAATACATGAATCGTGTTATGGATATGATTCGTGATATTCCTATTGCCGGTGATGAAGCGGCTAAAGCATTGTATCAAATCGTGTCTGCCGGTCATGATGGAGCAAATGGTATGGAAATTTTAGAGGTGTCCGCTAAGGCGGCTACCGGCGGTCTGACTGAAACTGCAACGGCTGCTGATGCCATTACTACTATCTTGAATGCTTACGGTATGCAGGCAGATAAAGCAAAATCCGTGTCCGATAAGCTATTTACTACGGTTCGTTTAGGTAAGACCACGTTTGGGGAACTTGGCACAAGCATTGCCCAAGCAGCACCGATTGCTGCTTCATTTGGCATAAGCCTTGATGATGTACTGGCTGCTGTGGCTACTATAACTAAGCAAGGTGTACCGACATCGGAAGCCATGACAAAGATACGTGCTGCTATACTTGGTACAGCTAACCAACTCGGAGATGCAGCTTTCCAAGGTCGTACATTCCAAGAAGCATTACAGTTGATTTACGACAAAGCTGATGGTTCTGCAACCAAGATGAAAGAGTTGCTTGGTACTGATGAAGCATTGCAAGCTGCATTGGCTCTTACCGGAAAGAATGCCAAGGGAGCTTCTAAGGATTTGGTGGAGTTGGGAAATTCCGCTGGAGCTGCGGAAACTGCTTTTAAAAAGATGAATGATAGTACTGAAAATCAGTTGGTGCTTCTTCGTAATAATATAACTGCGGCACTCCGGCCAATGGGCGAGGAAATAATGAAGCAAGTTGCCGGTATCGCCGAAAGTTTTAATAATGCGTTTTCTAATGGGGATTTGGTAAACACATTATCTGCCTTGCAAGATTTGTTGGTAGTAGGTGCTACGGCGTGGGGAAGCTATCGTGTTGCGGTATTGCTCGCTGCGCAAGCTGAGTTGTATCAACAGGGATTGGCTAAAGGGTGGACCCTATCGATGCAACTTCAAGCAAACTGGCTTAATATAGTCAGCAAGGCAAAGGAAATACTTGCCATGAAAACAAAAGCATTGAATGCTATAATGGCTAAAAGTCCTTATATGCTTATTGCAACAGCTATAGCTGCTTTGGGATATGCCATATATAAGCATATAACATACGTTAGTGAAGCAGAGAAGGCAAATAGGAAATTAAATGAGTCTTATAACGAGTGCATAGCATTACAGTTGAAAGAGAAAAGAGCATTGGATGATGTATTTTCGGCATTGGATCGCGCTAAGGAAGGGACAGAAGAGAGAAGGAAAGTGATAAACCTGATAAACGGACAGTATGGAAGTTATCTTAGTAATATGCTTACTGAAAAATCCTCTGCAGAAGAAATTAAGAGTGCTTATGACCGTATAAATGCTTCATTGAAAGAAAAGATTGCCTTACAGATACAAAACCAAGCTACCGATGAAATCGCTACATCTGGAGTAAAGAAGCAGGCTGATGAGTTGGAGAATTTACGCAAGGGGCTTTCACAATATTCAAATAACGGTGGATTGGTAGAATTGACAGTTCAGAATATTGTAGATAAGGTGACAGAAGCTCAACGAGCCGGAACGGGAAACATGAAAGTTTTGTATGATACACAAAGAGAGCTGTTGAAAGGTATTGCCAGTGGCAATAGGCAGTTAAGTGATGAGGTTGTGAATGCTTTGGATGAATATATCAGAAGCGTTTATTCGACCGAATATAATATCTATCAAGTAAAAAAGAGATTTGCTCCGTTTATCAAAGGTTTGGCTTCTGTCAATACTGGTACAACCACTACGACTACTACGACAACCGGCACAACTGTGGTTAATACAGAACCGGATAAAAAAGATTATAAAGGCGATATTGAGAATGCAAAAAAAGAACAGGGAAAACTGTTTGAACAATTTTCAATGGATTTGCAACAGATGAGAATCGACGCAATGGAAGAAGGAGAAGAAAAGTATCAAGCTCAGCGCCGTTTGGATTTTCAGAAAGAGTTGTTTTCGATAAAAGAACATGGAGAAGCTTTGATAAAAGCTCAACAAGAAATCGAAAAAAGACAATGGGAGGAAAGGAATAAAGGTAAGAATAATGAAAAGGGAGTTTTCAAGCCTACAACTACATCCATAGAGCAGTTACCACAAGAGCAGCAAGACTTATTGAGTAATATGTATTCTGAAGCTCAAGTTAAGAATCTGATGAATGAAGAAAAAATACTCAAGGAAAAATACGATGCCCTTATTGCCCAACTTGATGATTATAAGAGCCGCGAATACACTATAACCAAAGAATGGGATGAAAAGATTGCTCAAGCAGCAGGGAATGAGGAATTGGTAGATAAACTAACCAAAGGCAAAGAAAAAGCCTTGAACGAGTTAAATGCACAGATGTTGATGCAGTCAGATGAATGGGTAAAATTGTTTGGTGATTTGGATAACCTTACCATTTCCGAAATAGAAAATCTTATTCAGATAATCAAGTCGAAAGCTAAAGATTTGAAACTAGACCCTATTAACCTGGATAAGGTCTTGGAGAAGCTGAAAGATGCGGAGAATGAAATCAAATCCCGTAATCCGTTCCGTAGCTTAGTTACTCATATAAAAGAATATCAGCAAGAGGCTGATAAGACTAAAAAGAAAGCATCCTTAAAAGAAATATTTGGTGATACTTCCGAAGTGCTTGGAATGGTGAACGAATGTTTTGATTCGGTCATAGGCGGTTTAAAGAACATGGGATTGGCTGGGGATGAAGAAATCCAAAAGTTACTTGGAAGTATATCCAATATGGTTGGGTCGGCAGGTGAACTAGCCAGCGGTATTGCTTCCATGAATCCGGCTACTATGATTTCAGGTGCCGTTGGGCTTATATCTTCTGCATTTGATGTCTTTGACCGAAGAAGTCGTAAGGCTAATCGGGAAATTAAACAGCATCAAGAGAATGTGAAAAACTTGGAAAAGCAATATCGGCAGTTGGAACGTGAAACAGCCAAAGCTATCGGCAGTGAGAAATATAGCAAGCAGATAGAGCAAGTAAATAACTTGTATCAAAAGATAGCGGAAACTGAGGGCATGATAGCTGCAGAGCAAAGCAAGAAGGATAAAAAACGTGATGACGGTAAGATTGCTGATTGGGAAAGCCAAATAGAGGATTATAGGGATAAGATAGAAGAACTCAGACAGGGAATTATAGATGAGTTATCAACAACGGATTTGTATTCATTTTCCAATGATATGGCTTCGAGTATTGTCGACGGATTATGTAATGGTCTTGATAACGGCAAAGAAGCTATACAAGAAAAGATAAATGACTTAATGAAGAATGTCATATCTAAGCAGTTGGACGTTTTTGTAATCCAAAAATCAATGTCCGGTATGTTTCAAAAAATGGCAGATGCTTTTAATGAAAACAGTGCCGGCGGTTTTGAACTTACCAACTGGGAGATAGACCAAATTGTTACAGCGGGGCAGAAGGGAAAAGACCAGATATTGGGACAGTTGGGGCGTTATCAGGAATTGTTGAAGAAGTTGGGACTTGTAAATAGCGAAGTTGAGGATGAAATAGAGAATGGCGTTACCGGTGAGTTGCAGGCTGCGGTAACTGAGGGCACCGCTTCCCAGCTTGTAGGTCTATGGAATATGTCTGCTTTAGATATACGTTCTTTGCTTAATTTGAGCCATGAGCATTTTATAGAATGCCGAACCCAACTTGCCAATATAGCTAATATTTATGTGCAGATTATTGGAATAAACAATAACACAAAAGCAACGGCAGAAAATACCGGCATCCTTGTTGAAGAATTGAAAACAGGTATCAAATCATTGGAGACAAAGCTTGATGAAATAAGAAAAAATACTAAAAACTATAATGGGAGAGGATAATATGGAACTGAAAGAACGAATTGCATTATTGGCAAGTGTTGCTGGGGCTTGCAATGAAGGGCTTCAAGAGTTAGCTGAAACAAAATCCAAAACAGAGATGATTAGATGTTTCTTTGACAATATAAAGTTTTGCCTTTCAAGACATACTCCGTCAAGTGCATTTATTTGCTCAAATTTCAAAGATATTATGCACTCGCAAGGTCTTTATGCCGATGAAACAGTAAATGTGAAAAATCAAAAGGAAGTAGCCTTTGTAGGGGAATGTTACGCTATAGTGGAAGTTACAGAACACATGATGTGTCGAATATGGGCTGCTGATAGTACAAAGCTGAATATTCGGGCTTCCAATGAGGCACGTTTGATTATAGATGCTTTAGATACTGCAGATATAATCGTAGATGAATGTAGTAACGCTCATGTTACGGTTTACTTATATGGTAATGCAACTTGTACGGGAGCTGACTTGGTAGTTAGGAAAGGAGATACTTATGAGTTATAAACTTGACGATATAGATATATCTTTTTATGATGCTTTTCCCTATGTAGGTCAGACAAAAGATTGTATTGCCATGTCAGGAGTATTTGACCTTCCTAAACGTAAAGGGATAACGGAATATAACTGGGGAACGAGTATTGAGCCGTTTGTCGATGCGGAAGATATTGAACTGGACGGTCGGACTTTAATCCTATCTTTGGTGGTTCGCTCTGAAAATGTAAAATCCCAATTAGATAAGTTAAAGAAGGCTTGTATTTCATGTAGGCATCTATCGACCGGATTTGGTAGCTTTAATGTTATCTGTAAGGATGAGATTTCTGTAGAAGAATATGTTACTTTGAATATGGCTATTGTGCAAGTAAAATTTTGGCAACAAAGCTATATTCCGGTAGAAATAGACATTAATCCGTCAGGTGGGAATAACTACGTAATGGATGGCTATTCTTTAAGTGCTGATTTTGGGATTTATGTATCTTCTCGTTCTGGTGTTGAGGCTATTGGAAAGCGGATAGAGATAGGTACGACTTTGCCATATATGCAAAATAAATATCGTGAGCCTACCACATTGACATTAAAGTGTACTATGCTGGGAAGTAGCTTGGAAAGGTTATATTCGAGCATGAGCCAGTTTTCAGCGTTGTGTATTAGTCCTGGTCTTAGAAATTTGATTCTGAAAGAAAATGAACATATGAAGATATATTTTAAAGATGGAATAACCGTTACAGTGCGGACTAAGCATGTATTGGAATTCGATTTAAAATGTAGAGTAATGCAGCAATGATTGACATCATAGAGGTATATCGTGTAGTTTCTGGAATTGATACCAAGGTAGCCAGTATTGCATCTGATGATGCTATATTGGCTAATGGCATAATGAATAAGAATGAAGTATTGGTAACTGTGGTTACTGATACCATTCCTGATATTCAAGAGGGGGATTTTATAAGGGTTAGCGGAATAAAATATAAAATTAATCGTGCACCTGAATTTGACGATAAAAGTTCTGTGAATCATACTACAACATACCTATTTGAAGCACCGGAATATACTTTAATAGATAAGATTCTCACCAATAAGATAACCAAGAGCGTTCGCGTTACTCTTACGGGAAAATTGAGGGATTGGTTGGATTTGTTGATATGGAATGTCAATAAGACGAATGACAATCCTTTAGGGGTAGATACAGGGTGGAAGCTTGGCAATATTCCTGATACGGAATACATGACACTGTCATTTGACGGGATAGATTGCCGTAGCTTATTATCAGAGTTGGCTTCGGCGTATGGCTATGAGTATTATGTGCATGACCATACGATAAATTATGTATCACGCATTGAAAACGAAAGAAATCTGACATTTACACAAGGGCAAGGTGGCGGATTGTATGAGGTAGAGCAAAGCAATGTTGATAGTGGTGATGTTACTACTCGTGTATATCCTGTTGGTGGGACAAAGAATATGACCCCTGGAGAAGGAGATGAAGAAGGGCGCTTGATGTTACCCGAAAAGTATCTGGAAAACTTTTCAGAAACCAATCGGGTAGTTGAGAAAAAAATTATCTTTGATGGTATTTATCCCTCTTTTACAGGCTTTGTTGATAATCCTACGGGGGAGAATTATCGTGAGTTTATATGCCGGGATATTGATTTTAATATCAAAGAACTGGCTATTGGTGATAATGCGCGTATTAATTTTCTCACAGGAGATTTAATGGGAAAATCCTTTGAATTTAAGTGGGATAATTCTAAAAAAAAAATAACCCTAATCTACCAAGAAGATGAATTGGTTCCCATTGACCCAGAAATCCAAAGCAGACCCTTTATTCCATCAGCGACTAAACATTTGAAAGGCGGTGAGAAGTTTAATTTTACTGGTATTCGTCTCGGAGAATCATACAAACAAGCTGCAATATTAAAACTACGTGAGAAAGCTACGGATTGGCTTGCTTTTAATTCGCAAAAAAGGGTAAAGTTTACTCTTGATGTGGATTATCGTTATATGAGAAAAAAAGGCGAGCTAAAATGTGGTGATTTAATCACTATAAGCATACCATCTCGCAATGTTAATAGGATTATTCGTATAACCTCTACGGAGAGAAATCTTAAAACAGGTAAAGTGTCTTGTGTCGTTTCAAACTACCTTACAGAAAAATGGGCAGATAAGATTGAAGGGCAGATAAGCTCTATGCAAGCAACTATAAACGGTGGTGGCGTCAATAGTAATTTTACAATCCTTGAAAAAATAGATGAAAGAGAACCTACTGATAAGAATGTATTTTCAGCATTAAGAGTATTATATGAGTTATTAAAAAATAACGACGAACTGAAAAAGATATTTCTCCGTAAAGATCAACCGGACCAGGCATCGTTTCTTTTATCTTTTCTGGCAGGCGCTGTTTTTGGGAAAGATGGTTTTGCATCCGGACTGACAGGCTTTGGTGCCAAGATCGACGAGAAAGGTAACGGCGAAATGCGGGGCTTACGGCTTTGGGAATGGCTGGAAGTGCCCGAACTCAGGTTCAATCGTGTGGAAGTGTATGCCGGCATTAAGTGGCGCACGCCGGGTGTAGGCATTATTGAGAGTGTGGAAATTGACACTGACAGTGAAGGGAAGCTTCTCTCCACCGGTACCGTACACCTTAAACTGGAAGCCGGAGAAATGGGTGCTGTTGCGGTGGACGACATAAGTATGGGTATCATCCATTTTGATGACGGGACACTGAATGCCACCAAAGATTCGGATGATAGCAAGGGGAATTTCCGTTTTGCAGGTTTTGGAACGGCATATTTTCGTATAACCGGAGTGTCCGGACAGGATAATGGTACGTTCCGCTATTCGTTGCGTCCGGGGACAACACTGCATCCGCAGAAGTATATGCATTTTTCCTGCTACGGAAACTTTACCAACCCCGACAGACAAACGTCGGTATATGAAACTCGTACCTACAGTCGTATGCTCCGTAACCAGAATACCTGGGAGATGTCGGCCGCGAACATCGCTATGCAGTCTGGCGATCTCTCCAACTTGAACGTGCATGGCCTGGACATGACAGGATACTCCATGTATCTGAACAGCGTGTATTTCACAGGTACGGTACGGCAGATGAAACCTGACGGTACACCTGTATATACTGCCAATGACCGGGGAGCATGGATACCGAAAACAAAATATGATTTCTACGATAGGGTCAGTCATGACGGAAGTATCTGGCTCTGTGTGAACGAAAAGGGAAGCTCTTCTGAACCCTCTGAAGGGAATGCAGACTGGCTGAAGCAGGTTAATAAGGGTGAGGACGGTAAAGATGGCGATAGTGTCAGTAACCATGGCCAGTGGCAGACTGGTATGCATATCCCGTACTTGGGTATTGTGAAGATGGGGACGGCCACATGGATGTGTACAGTTCCTGCAGGAACTGATAATCCCCCTATGTGGACTATTACCGATAAGGACGGTAACCGCCTGTTGC